GGTTCAGACTCCGGTTCTTCTGCTTGAGGTTGAACGATTCCCTCAACGGCTCTCGCGAGCCCTTCTTCGTCCAGTATATCGCCTACACTATTGAAAGCGGTTTCCGTTATAGCGGCAGCGCTTCCCTCTGCCTTAGTCTCTGACTCAGCCATGCTCTTTTAGGTCTGCAAGATTGACCACAGGGTTTCTTCCAAACCCAGAAAGTCATGGCGGTTATACGAGCGGGAAATAGCACTCACTATAGCTTATTTCTAATGAAGCACAGTGGAAGACAATGAAGGCAACTGAAGGAGGGAGAATGTTATGCGACAATCATAACGAACTAAGGACTTTGCATAAAAAAGAGCTCCCCAGTTTCCCAGGGAGCTCCGAGCATCGGCTTAGGCGGCCGTGACCCCGTCACTCAACGGAGCCGCTTGGATTATTAGCCTCTTTGCGGAGCTCCATCAAGTGGGCTTTAAAATCTTGCAACGAATTTGCGGCTCCGCAGTAAAAGGATCTCTCGCTGTCAGGCTGCTGGGCGCGGCAAGCCATCAAGTTTTCTGAATCCACATGAGCATCTATTAATGCTAGAACTTCATCCCAAAGACGGTTGTCGCCGTCCCATCTAAACATTGTTAAGTCAGCCATAATTTATTGTCCGGTCACTGGGCTCATACCCATCTTTCCGATCTTTGCATTCTCCTGTTGCTGGACCGAGAACTGCAAGTTTTGTTGATACGCCTCCAGCATCTTTTGGAGGAGATCATCGCCGCCTTCGACCGCTTGCTGGATCTTCGGATTGTTCTGAACAATTCCTTGAAGCATCTGAAGCTTATTTTGGGCGGCAGGATCGACTTCCTCACTATACTCAGGTTCGACCCCTACCATCATTTTAGTCACATCAGATTTTATTTGTTCCTTCATTTTGACCGTTGCCTGTGCTTGCGGAACGATCAAGTCATCAGCGTATTCCGGCGCTATGGCCCTCGTCTGAAATTCGATCAACTTGGCTCGGTCTATTACGCCGGCCATGTCCTGGGGAACGATGTACTGGGCAATGGCGCTCAACCTTTTCTCAACGCCCTCCGAGTCCAAGGCTTCAGCCACATCGAAGCGCAAAATAATATCGTAATCATTCACGCTCATGTCCATCGGTAATTCAGATCCGGTTACCCTGTTAATTTCTTCTGGCTCCATGTACTGAACCGCTAAACAAAGGATTTGCTGATAGGCTTCTTGCCACACATTCAACCAGGAATTAACCACACGTTGCTGTTTAACCTGACTGAGCGCTGGGGGTAGCTGTGAATTAGGAAAACCGAAGTATTTGTCAGCCTGTGCCTTAACCTCTTCGATCAGCTTGAAGGCTACCGCCGGATCTTTCTTTGGCCCGTCCAGGTGCTGAACATCATCCGGCCTGGTCACCATGATCTGGGTTCCTGGGCCGTACTTCTTTATCTGCCCCATCCGGCGATTCACCGCGAGCGGCGGGATCGTGCTAAACGATGTGAAATCATAGATTGAGTCATGCTGTGACTTCAACTCGCCTTGTTGTGTTTGTGAGATTTCTGGGATGCCGCGAGACTCCGTGATTTGCCGCCGGACATTTTCCCTTTTATACAAAACAAAAGGGTATTTGTTATGTGCGTAATCCACATGAATGTGCTTAGCGTAGATAGGATCAGTCCCAGTACTGCTAGATATGAGAGGAGAAAAAACCGTGCAATATATTCCGATATTATTGTCTTCATCGATGGCCTTGGTATAGGCGTAAACAATTTCTATGAGGTTATCCCTGACTATCATGCCATCACTAACCCTCAGACCACTAATGCTCGTCTGAATGTCGTTATGATAGGTTGAGTTACCCTGAGTCTTTAGCACCTCTTCAACGAATTCCTCACTCCACTCTTCACTTTTTATTTTCTCGCGCACCTGGACGGTGTTCAAAAACACGCGACGAAAAATTACGCGAGCGTCTTGTATCGCCACGGTCTCGGGAGGGAACGAAACGTCCTCCAGCGGCTTCAGTGCGGTGACAACACTACGGTTCTTGGCGAGGTACGGGATAGGGATTGTGGTCACACCATTGACTCGCAATTCGCGAATCATCTTGCGAGCCTTTGTCCGATTGACGTTATTAAGTTGCCCGGTAATTATATCTATAGCCCCATCCTCTCTTTCCTCGTCTTGAATCATGTCCGGCAACTCTGCCAGGATGGAGTCACCCTCAACCTGGCCGGCCATAGCGGTGATCTCGTCCATAGAAATTTCCATCGGTTTTAGACCAGACTCTTGTTGCCAACCAACAAACAAAAGGGCGTAACCGTATTGCGTCCCAAACTGGGCTAGAAGCTCGGACTCGTTCGCTAGGTCATGGCGCATCTTCGTCCCAATCAACCACTTCATTAATGTGGTCGCCGTTTGTGCGACAGGCATATCATTCACCTCGGAACCGCCTAACTTTAACTGAGCTCGCTTGAACGCAGTTTGCAATATATCGACCTGGGTGTTGATCAAGTCATCCGTGTGAAAGACCCTCCCATCGTTGGCCCCCTCAAAAGGAAAAGCCTGGGTGCCTTGACTCATGTTCGCGCTGTGCTTCTTCCCGTCAGTGCTCTGTGAGCTCCAACGTGCAAAACGCACATCGTCGTTGTCGTTCATCCGCTGCAACGAATACCCGTCATCGATGGAGCGATGATACTCGCGTTGCAGTTCGCCAATCTCCGGTGTCTCCACCGCATCGGCTAGTTTATCATAGTCATTCATTTTCTAATCCAAAGTGTTTCAAAAGTTCGTCCCTGTAGAACATATATCTGTTCCCGTCTAGATACTTGTACGTCCTCACCGCGCCACATAGTCGAAGTTTATCGATGTAGCGCGGATTGACCCCCGTCATTTTCGATGCCTGTTCCCGCCGAAGCAAGGGAGGCCATTTAGTAAGTGCCGCCGCCATAAACTTTTTCGCCAGATGGGTCCATGTAGATAGGATTCATCACTGCCAGATATCGCAGCGTATCAATAGGATCTTTCGTGGCTCCATCCTTTTCCCTGTTCCCCCATGTTCTAAGGGAGTAGATTAAATTCTCGCATTTATCACTTATGTAAAGCGAAGGCTCGTTATCAATAGATATTGGCCGATCTTCATCGTAGGCCAGCCAATCATTTATTATTCCGACCCCCTGCTCAATTCGCAAACCCGCTGATGGTAAAACGTCAAAACCTTCATCGCCCAATAAGTCGATGTAACTCGTTCCGCCCAGCTTACCAGCCGCTTGCGTGGCGCCCATTCTAGGGTCTATGTAGCGCTCCTCAATAGCTTCTTTTCCCTCCAAGGTCTTTATGTGTTCAACAATGTCCGCAATCCCTAGGATGACATCCTGAGTCTGTGCTAACCCTCTCTTGCCATCCCCTGGACCAGGCACTGCCCACTCACCCCAATCCGCTGATGGGAACTCTCGGTAAATGTAGCGCCGGCCATGCTCATCGATTTTCAGCCAAAGCATGAACCAATTTTTTTGTCCCCCAGGGTCTGTCGCGTAGTAATTGCTCCCCCCCTCTGGGATCTGGTCATGGGCGATAATATTGTGGCTCTTGAATTGCGGAAATTGAGTCGTCGTCGCGTCATCAGCAAAGCCGTATGCCCTAATTTTAACCTCTTGCTTGGGCCTACCTTTAAGCTGCTTCGCCATAGCGGCCCAATCCTGGTAGGGGTTCATACGGGTATGAAACCACATCACCGCGCTGTTGTTTCGCCCAGAACTCGCGATGTACGGCATCTCACCGATCCTACAGCCCTTCACGTTCTGGCCAGGTAAAAGCTCGCTAGTCCGGCTCTCAAGCGTCTCAAACCCCGCCAGGTACTCCCTGCACACCGGAGAAAACCCCGTAATTGGCGTGAAGGTCATTAATAGCTTCCCCCGTCCATCGCCCAAGCCGCGCCGGGTAACCAGCCTGTACCGGAGCGTCTCAATCCAATCCAGCTCGTCAAAGCCCTCATCAATCCACACCATGTCCACCTCACCGCCCTCAATCACCCGTTTCTCCTGGGCAAAATTAAGGAATGTAACCTGGCTCCCATTCGGCGCTACAAACTTATTACTGCCCCTCCCAAAGCCGTTTTTTTGACTATACAAAATATTAGTCACACGGCTCTTCTTCGCCGCCTTCCAGCTCAACGGCAGATATTTCCACACCAAGGGATGCTGCATCTCCACCGAGCTCATGCTTGTTGTGTGAATGCACCAAATTCGCGCATTAGGAATACGCTCAGCCAACTGAACCACTCGCTTGGCAGCGTACTCCGACTTTCCAGCCCTGTTGCCGCCATTTATCAGAACCTCGTCGTAATCAGCCAGTAACTTATCCGCATCAGCCCAATTATCCGGTTCCCAGCCAAATGAAAACGGATCATCGCGCTCACGCTGGATCTGACCCTCCCGATCAACCAGGTAAGCGGCCAATTTCTCCTCACCACCTGGCTGAGACAGCATCGACGCCACCATCGCCTCGTCAGGGGCCGGTAAAACCGGATGTGGCGTGATATTAAGATCCTTCAGTCCAAGTGCCATCGTCCAACATCAACCCAATCAACCCATAGTTGGCCATGTCCATGTAGGTATCTCGCATGGCCTCATGCTTGGCTTGCCTTCCATTTTCAAGTAAGTGCCTGAGCCGGCAGACTTTGTCTTGCTGCCTGACTGCAATCCCAAGTTCGCCGGAGTAACTGATGTTGTTCGGCCCATAGTCTTGCTGCTTTGAGTCAAGGAGCCGGACGCACTCAAGTGCGAGTGCCAAAGCTCTCTTGCCTTGCGCTGTCTCCAATTTAAGTTCGACAGATATCGCGGCCAGAAAGTTTTCATTACACTTTCCCTCTTTGCCTGGGTGCTTTTTGCTCATAAAAATTATATCCATCCCAACCGACAGGGAAAATCATGTTCTCACAGTAAAGTGAGCTGTCCTTGACCTTTACGTCCAAGAGCTCCCCGTCATCCATCTCAACCCCCACCAGGCGAGGATTTCGGTAGTTGTGCCTCCACACAGCTAAGCGCTTTTCAGAAGGATTTCTCGTCTTCGTCTTCGTCTTCGTCTTCATCTTCGTCGCTTTCATGAATTCCATACATTTCCAAGAGAAGCTCAAACTTCAAGCTCTCCAAAACCCCTATAATCCCTACAAAACTCAGGTCCAGCTCTTCCCTGCCCCAATCCAGAGCCCCGTTCAGCTTAGACTCCAAAATTGCAAGCTGATCAGCCTCAGTCACCCCAAGATCCTCCACCAAGGCTTCTTTTCGGGAGCCAGTGCTAGGCAATCCTCTGGATTCTTAAAAGCCCGATTGCGAGCCTCGTCTAGCTGGCGCTCGGTAAACAGATACGGATTGCACCCGTTACCATCGTCCAAGACGGCCGTGATGTAACGAGAAGAGGCGCCGAACTTCGGTTTGCTGTTCGATCTCAGGTAGAGATGGCCGAGCTGTGGGCTCTTTTTTGGGGAAATATTCATGGCTGATAACCCGTTGCGAATTGGATGGAATAGTCCATTTTGACCCCCCCCGCCCCCCAAGTGTCATAAAACCTACATGTTGTGGTCGCCTGGGCATCGACCACTACATGTTGTGGTGTAGGGAGGGTGTTCTGTTTATTTCTTCGCACAATAGCAGTTATATTTACTTTGACTGTATTTGAGGCGTTTCGTCAACTGACTGCACATCAATGCTTTGAGATGCTCGCTTCATCTCCTTGAATGAATCCATGAGGCTATTGTGTGTCACTGAGTGCTCATGCATGACTGATTTGGTTGGCATCGTGTTGGTTAATTCCTGGATCTTTGTCAATATGATACCAAGTGACAACGCCTTGCTTTGCCAAGGTATGTTCTCATGCCCTTCCACCAGCGACTGAGCGATACCTTCACCTGCCTCACTAAGAGCAGCGACCGTCCTCCTCTTCCAACTTGGGAGCTCATCCTTATGATCTTCTCGGACCTTCTGGACTGTTGCCTGGGCAATGCCGTGCTCACTGGCGAGCTGTATAAGCCCTTGCCCTCGCTTGAGCCCCTCAACGATTGCCGTGTACTTAGCTGGCTCTCGGTTAATGAGGTGCTTCTTGCTTACCTTCTTAGGGTCAGGTGCTGGCATACTTAGCAGTGCGTTTAGCGAGCTGATTCACTCGCTTGAGGTAGGATTGTAAGCTGTCTTTCTCTGTCCTCAATAGCTGATTTTTGTCCTGCTCTCCCTTTGCACGCTGCCGCGCCCTATAGGAGGACAGGTGAGGGTTACGCTCCCAAAGGGGATCATCACCTACCATATGGTCAACTGCCTCCATGACGGCTGGGTGAATATAGTCATCTGGACCGACATCGTAGACGATCTTCCCTCCGAATTTATCGATTATGGCTTGACAGGCTAAGTCCATGCTTACATATAATTGCTTATGCTCCCTATATGCTCGCCACTGCTCTACTTTTCATTAGAGGATTGGCGAGCTTACAGCTCTGGTATAGGGGGGAACTCAGGCGGCTCATCCGATTGAAAGTTGAGCATACCGGCGACATTCGCGAACATCTCGGAGGTAATAGCGTCAGAGATGTCCATTCCGTTCTCATCGGTGAACCACTCCTCCAAGTGCGCTCGGCCCTCTACCAGTGACTCCCTAATCCACCAGGAACGATGATCGGTGTAAGCTTCGGTGCTCGGATTGTTGAGTGCCACACGGATACCGTGGCCGGCGCTGATATGCATGGCCTGCACGAAAGTCGTGCCATCGGTTAGCGCCTGAGTGTAGACCCATGTCCGGTTGGCTAAGCCTCCAGTAGATGCCCTCATTTCATGCTTCGGCCCAACAGATACCTGTCTCTCCATGCCTTATTTTTACCACATCACCACCAAAGCCTCCAGAAGCGCACAGCTTGGCGCGTGAGCCACGTTTAGCAGCTCGGAGGGTGAACACGCCATACTCCTCTTCCTCGTCCGGCATGAGCACCATGACGGCTCTGGCCCAGTTGGTGAGCTGGCTAGAACCATTGCCTATGTAAGACCAATCCAGGGCGGTACGCTTACCTGTAATTGACTTGCCGGTGTGGTGGACTAGCTGCACGGCTACACCCGTCTCAAGAGCCATCGCTCGGAGTGGGTTGAGGAAGGCCATGACATTCTGCTGGCTGGACACGTCGCCATCCAGATATGCTTGGACGTTGTCGATCCAAAGGAGGTCAGGCTGGACGGCTTTGACCATCATCTCGGCGTACTCAAGGAACTTAGCGCCTGTACAGTCAGCCTTGCTCACGATACTTACCCTCTGCTTCAAATCGCTCCACTGAGCGCTTAAATGGGGGAGACCCTTACGGACACCCTGGACAGCTTCTCTAACGTCACCAGCGTCATTCTCCGCTTGAATAATGAGGCTCTTGAGCGGCCTGACCGGAGTGAGTCCGAACAGGTCATAGCCAGCGGCCCAGGTGAGAGCGGCCTGGAGGGTTAGCGAGCTCTTACCGACTCCGCTGGGGCCGACCCATAGACAGGAGCCTGACCTGCATAGCCAGCGATCACCCAACAGGGTGTCAGGGTCCGGCTTAGACTCGTCCAGGTCATCCCATGACATGATGTCTTTCTCAGGGCCGGCCTTGACCACTGATGCCGAGCCTACGCACCTGAGTAATTCCTCCAGGGTGGCGCCGGCCTTGCACCAATCGTTGAGGTCATTGTGAGGCGCCGGAGGCCGAGCCGTGCAGACCCTGACCTCACCTGTGTGGTCGCAGCACTGGTGAGCCCACTTCTCGCCAGCCTCGTCGTTCTGCAGGAACAGTATCACCGGACCAACGCAACGATTCTCCAGGCGCTTACCGTTGGACGCACCTCTGGTCACAATGATGCGCTGATACTCCGGCCAGCCGGCCATATCAATGTAGGCGAAGGCGTCCCACTGACTCTCAAAGACAATGGTGCTCGCAGCGTCCTTCACTGGCTCAATGATGAGTGGCAGAGCGCTGGTTCCCTTCGGTAAGTACATCCAGCGGCCGTCAGGCTCACGGCGGTGGATGCCTACGAGCTCCCGGCCAGCCTTCACAGGTAGGCACACCTTCTTATCATGGTAGCCCAATATTCCTCGGCTAGTCAGCAGCTCCACCGTGGCCGGCTTCAAGCCTCGCCATAGGGCCACCTCATTAATCTGGTCAACGGTGAGTTGCTTAGGCTTCCAGGTTGACTGAACTTCATCCCGGTCACCGCACATCGTCGAATACATATCGATAGCTTGGCGCTGATCGATGCCCTGAGCTTTCATAATGAAGGAGATCTCGTCGCCGGATTCTCCCACACCGTGATCCTTCCAGAACCATCTGCCCTGGTGTTCAAAGACGCCAAAGCTAGGCCGCTTCTCCTCTCGGAACGGTGACCGGCAGGATCGGCGCTGATATTCTGACCCATAACCCAAGCGATCCATTAGCCTTGGGAGGGGTAACCTCTGTTTCATTTCGTCTATTTCCATAACCTTTAAAATCATACGGCGCTATCTCCTTTGTAACCGGCTGTCTCTTTTCTTATTTGAACGCCAATCGGTAAGGGTAAAGGTGAGCGGCCTGTTAGTTCACTCACACTTACACCAACCTCTCTGTAGGCATCTTCTTTGTTGAGTTCCCAGATATCCTTCAGCAATTGCTTTATCATTTCCTTCGTAAAATAGTCAGTCTTAAACACATGAACCCATTTTTCAGGGTCTTTCCGGTACGGGATAACATCAAACCGATAACCGGCACCCAGCTTTGCCGCTGCTTTAAGTTCTTCAATCTTGCTGGTCAGGCGCATGATTTCATCTATTTCCATATCACTTTCCTAAAGCCTAAAATTGCATCACGAGCGTATTCTCTAACCATTTGGGGATCTTGATCTGGGGCTAGTGCATCAAGGAAAAACTCTAACCCGCCGGATCTCATAAACTCCCAGGCCGTGCGAATCTCGGTTCGATCACAGCCCAGCATTAGCGACTCGGAGACAGCCAGGGTTCCGTGCTTGGACTTGCAAGCGAACTTGAGGAAAACCGGCTCATTGAACTCCCCGTTCGCATCAATTAACTGCCTCCTGCGAGACACCACATAATCTTTAACCGCACGGCCTATAATAGCAGCCAAGAGGCGGTCCTCAAATGTGTCATATTCTAGAGCTGTATCCACCTGACCAAATTCCTCCCGATTGTGTAGGCGTCATATGAGTAGCCCCTCTCGCTGTCCCTTACGGACTCCTCTTTCCACTGGTCCTGGGTCTGCCTCACATCGATGAGCGCGGCATGGGTCAGAGGGCCGTTGCACACGAAGTAAAACTTCGGCTTGCACACCTGGGAATCGAAGGACTCCTTTGCACATATAATTATCGTTGGAAACGGGAAAGTGTCAGCGCTAGTGAAGTCCAGTGTTGGCCTGTGCTTAACCTCCGTGCGAAAATGCATGAACATATCGCCGCCGTCCTTGTACAGCTCAGGGTCCGAGCCTTTGGGAACCATGATGCTCGGATTCAGCGAGCACGGCATCCCTTGGCGGTTCACATAGTGAGCTACCGCCAGCTTTGCCGATTCACTCTTGCTCAATCGTTGCTCAAAGTTTTGTCGGTAAGACTCCCGCATGACCTTAATTCTCTCCCTTAATAGTTGCAGATACTGATGCTGCAAACGCTTCCTCAATTGCCACCAATTCACTCATAGTCCCCTTGTTCATAAACTTCCCGATTTAACCTTGGAACCCGAGCCCACTCACCGTAAAGAAGGTGCGTCTCATCGTCGATCCACTCACTTAGTTCCAGCGAAAGGCGACACGGTTCACATATACCCCAATCGCCTGAGCCGGCACTGTTCTGGAAGCAGCAAGGTAGATCAAAAGTCTTACGTTGCTTCATAAAATGAAAACCAGCACAGAGTGTTTCGTTAAGGTGTACTATCAACCACCCGTAACAGGCTCTCCCTGCTCACCATTCTCAGTGCTGATTAACCGTGACCAACACGGCCCAAGGCTAACTTAATTAGAGTTAGCCAATCATCAGCCAGCATTGTAACGGTCCACGGCTTGTGGTCCTTATGCGCCGCGACAATAGGCAGTTCCTCCAAACCTTTATCGCGCACGGCCTGTTCCAGTGCTGACCAAATATTGATGTTCTTCCCCGACTTGACCTCCTGGTGAAAGAGCGCGAGCTCCTTGCAAATGACATCGGGACTGTCCTCGGAGCCTCTATACTGCTGGCCTCTCCGAGCACTAGTGAATCCGGCGGCATGCAAGATGTGAACCCAGGCCAACTCATTGGTTTTGCCCTTCCTCTTGGAGTTGATCGGCATCAGTGTTTGATCCTCTCGTAGCAGTACTCCGTAAGCTGCAAGTCGCCATCCAAGTAGGCTAGTGCCTCCTCTTCATTATCTCGCAGTAGCTCATGGAAGCCGGCTCCGCTTTTACCGTCCTTCCCCTTCGGATGTCCGAGGTGAAGGGCCAGCTTGTCCAGGCTAGTGAAGTCCTTAAACTTACCCAGCGAGAACAGTTTGTCGGTGTCGATGAGCCAGTTGCTCCACCAGTTACCCTGGCGCCATCCGGCCGGCATCTTCATGTTATGCCTCCAGAGCCGGCGAACGATGAAGGGCAAGTCGAAGTCATATATGTTGTGACCTACCCAACTCCTCGCACCGGCCTTAGATATGAGCCTTTCAACGCTTATCAGCAACACCTGTTCAAGGTCCATTAAGGACTCTTCTTCTTCTATATCATAGGTCGACATCGTAGACACACTGTAGCTCTGGCCCTTGTATCGGAACCCAAATGCAACGATCTCGCCCGTCAGAGGATTGAGCGCCAGCTTCTCCCACCAAGTCTCTTCTTGGTCCGCGATCTTGGCCGCAATTTTCTCAGGGTCTTTCCAATTAGAAGGGGCTGAGAATTCCGGCATTTGAGCGCTGGCACTTTGACCGTCCGGCCCCGTTTCGATATCAAAGAAGATTGGAGACCGATCTATTGGATCAAATTCCAGCGCCTCAATGCCGTCGATGTCGATGCTCTTGATGCTCATGGGTTCAACCTGGCGTGACTACGTTCAGCCCATAGGCGCTTAGCTACACCCTCAATATCTTTTTTTAGAGCGTCAACGTCATCCTTCTGGATGCCGAGTTGCGCGACATCGCTCACTTCAAGCCCCTGCCAGTGGCCCTCAACCTCCGGTTGACCAGCAATAAACAATGCTTGCTTAATGATCTCAACCTCTTTGAGGTTAACCATGAGCTGGCTCTGCCGATTTATTCGCAGCTTCAAAATGGAGCCCCGTCATCCTTCGCGTTGCTTGCAGGTTTAACATCAGAGTAATCAACCGGATCCTTTCTCTCGTAACCATCAGTGGCCTTAAACTCACCCTTCCCTGGCAAGACCGCCACTATGTTGATGAATTTTTCGTCAGGCTTGGTCTTCTTCCTTTTCTGGCCCGTTGTCAGCGAGGCCGGTTTACCGACCAACTCCTCCAGTAACAACTTGTCATTAGGGAGTAGCTCGCGGTCCAACCATGATTCCAAGAACGGCTTTAGGATGGACTTGGAGTGCAGCGATATGGTCATACTCTTGGACCAGACTTGATAAGTCGAATCGTCGATAGAGCCGTCCTTGCCGACACGCTTCACGTCCAACTCAAAGACGAAGATGACGGCGTTGCGTGGGGCTTCTTGTTCAAACTGCTTGACGACCGGATAAATGGCGTCGATGCAGATTGCCTCGTGACTCCCGTTTGGGAGTTGTTCAAAATCACTCGCAGATGACTTACTGTCACTTGGTACTGTTAGTTCCATATTATTTTTATTATTATTTTGCTGGTGCGTTGTTGTGAAGATCCCTAACCCAAGCGTCCAGCGTATCTGGGCAGAATCTGATTAATCTAGGTCCGAGTTTTATGAATGGTATCTGATTCGCCTTCACCATTTGGTCCAATGTGCGGAGCCCTACATTTACCCGGATCGCAGCATCCTCTCTATCCAGGAGCGGCCTATCGGTTTCATTCATGAGTCGATGATCATTGCTGTGATGATGATCAGAAATCCAACCATCCAGCATAATGAATATATGTCTACCTGTTTCGTTTTC